CGCCTCCCCACGTTGCGCGAGGTTGGACTATTGTAATCTCTACTTCAGTATCTTCATTGCCATAACGAGATAATGCACCTATTGCATATATCATGGCTTGTTTGTTGTGTTCTGGACTAACAGGATATTTACCTGTCTTTAAATCTATCACGCACATTTTATGTGGAGTGATAATTAGTGCATCTGCATAACCGTATAAATCTTCTGATATTTCTTGCAGTCTGACTTTTTGTTCTACTAATAGTTTGCCGTTTAATCTTTTTGCTCGTTCTTGTACATAATCCACATAAATCTTTGCACAATCAATCATCTCTTGGTCAACTGTTATTTCAAAATCTTCTACATATTCTTTTTTACCAAGCCAATAATCTTCAAGTGTCACATCAACCAAGAATCCCTTTAAGAGTTGTTCTGTCATGTTGTGAATCAAAGTACCAACAGCGGCTGGTAAACCGACTTGATAATCAACCTTGGCTGCCAATGTTGGCATACCTGGGCAATTAGTCCATTTTTCAGCTGCTGATGGGCTAAGTTTGGCGTGCTTCATGTGATACCCTTGCTTCTTCTTCGGCTTTTATGATTTCGTCAATATCATATAAAATTTTACCGTTAAGGTTTAGATAGTCTGGCCCAATCTTCTTTACGCGCCATCCCTCTATCGTTCTTGGAGATCTACTCCACCTTTTAGCCAGTTGTTTAGTATCAAGAAAAGTTTTATCTTTTTCCATTTAATCTCCCTTTTTATTTGATTTGTTATAATATATATGTAAATATACTCAAATACAATAGTTAATTTAAAAAAAGGAGTAAAAATATGTCGATAGACGATATTAAAAAAGAAGAGTGGGATCGAGTTCGTAAAGACGGACAGGATAATGTAACTGATATAAAACCAGATATGGTTAATAAACCAGCACATTACCAAGGAAAGATAGAGTGCATAGAACTAATAAGAGATAGAGTTGGTTCAAAAGGATATGCAGCTTATTTAGAGGGTAACATCTGGAAGTATTTATATAGACATAAGGATAAAGAAGAGAACATACAGGACTTAAAAAAATGTCAGTGGTATCTCAACGAGTTAGTTAGATATTACGAGGAGTTGTAGGGATTTACCAAGGAGGTAAACATGAACTTATATGAGTTTGATGATCGAATCTTAAAAGAAAGAAACGGAAGAAAACCTATATATGTAAATAAACACCTTGCAGAAAAGTTTAAAAACTTTTGTAAGAGTGAGCAGAAACAACCACATGAAGTGGCTGAATATCTAATATCATTAGGTATGAATTCTGTTAAATACTATAAAGAACCTAAAGTGTCTGTTGACATCGAAGCTCTTTAAATAGGTTTTTTACATTAGTTAGCGAGTCCATCGCTTGCATTTCTTCGTCTTTAATAGTTTTCTGTTTACTGCCGTCTGGAAAAGTAAAGATAACTTTTTGTGGGCCTAATGCAACCAAGGCATAAACATCTATTGCATCTTTTTCATAATGTCTTTTCTTGGTAAACGAACCACGCCTAAAGTCATATTCCCATGACACTCTATGGTTTCTTATTTTAGATTGTGTTTTAACTTGGCATTTATAAAGCTTATGGTCAACGTCAAAGATAATGTCTGCTTCTGCACTATGTGGAACGATAACCACAGTATCAGCATATAAAGAAAGTAGCGAGGCTACTAAATATTCTCCAGATCGGCCAACTCTTTCTGATTGGCGTGGCATAGGGTTATTGTGGTTCGTTCAAAAATTGTGGAAATTGTTGTGTTCCATATCTAATAGAACCCCCACCAACATCACTTAAAAGCTTTTCTTTAAATTGTCTACTTCCTTGCAATTGTTGCATTAGTTCTAATATTTCTTGTTGTTTTTTTGGGTTTTGTTCTAATAAAATATTACCAATACTTCTAGCTCTTTTTTCTGTTGGATTAGAAATAATATCTCTGGCCTTATTAACAGTAGTTGCTATAGCTCTTATACCAGCTGAACTTGTTGGAGCTGTTCCAGCGACAGTTAAGTCTGAAAGAGCTTGGACAGCATCTTCGGCGTCTAATAATTTTTCTGCTGTATTAGAACCGCCTATTATTGTTCCAGTTTTTAAACTTATGTTTGATTCTCTTATTAATTTATTAATAAACTGACTTCTTGCCTCTATGTCATTTTCAAAAAGTATAGATAATTTTTGTCTCAAATCTGGAGAGTCAAATATTTTTTTAACTAAATTAATATTATCTCCAGTTTTATTTATTTGATTATATATCTCTTGGAACACGCCAACTTTGAAAGCATCTTTTTCTACATTTGTTTTTAAATTATTATATTCATTAAAAAATGCTTTAGCTGAAGATGAAGGTTTGTGTGAGATTGCTCCTTTATTAAAAGCATCTAATAACGCAAATTTATCAGAACCTAATTTTAAAACCTCAACATACTCATCACCAACAGTAGATTCTTTTAATAAATCTCTAAAATTATTTGCAAGTTTTTTTCTATCCCTTGCTCTTTCTTTACTGAGAGAACCACTTACAATTTTTTCATAAGTTTGCTGGTCTGCTGATTTTTTAATTAAATCTAAAAACTCTAATGGTAGTTGTTTGTTTACGCCTATTATTTTTCCTTTATCTTTTAAAAATAAATTTCTAATAGGAGGTATGGCATTTGGTTTTCTTCCATTTGCTATTAATTTTTCTCTGTATGCGTTTCTTGCATCTTCGTATGCCTCTCTTATAACAGGATTTTGTAAGTATTTGTATAAATCTAAATTTCCTACCTGTTGATTTTTTATAAAAGCTTGTTCATACATAGGACCTAAATAAGAATCTATGGTGTCAATTAAATCATCTACACCGCCTGATAAATCTATTTTTGGTGTTTTTAAAGTTTGTTTAGTTACATCTTCTAAAGATTTTAATATTCTTGATGACTGTATATTTGGATCTTCTAAAGCATCTAAAGCTGCTGCTTTTTGTTCTACAGTACCAGACGTTCTTTCGATTAGCTTTTTTTCAATATTCATTCCAGAAACTCTTGTTTTAATTCCTCTTAGCTTTCTTGTTACAGCATCTCCGCCATAGTCTGATAATATTTCAACAGGAGTCAATCCAATTAGTTTGTCGGCGGCAATGTTGTCTTGTATTTTTTGCAAAACTGTTTCAATAGGTATTTCATCTCTTGCAAATTGATCTGCAATAATTTTTATTGATTTAACATCTTCTTTATTAAATTTTCCTTGTCTTGACGAAACCATGCCAGTTAATTTTCCTGCGCCTTCCAAAGTCGTTGGTATTGCTGCGCCTAAAACACCCCCAGCTGTTGCACCCAAAGCACCTCCAAAAAGTCTTTCCTCTGCACCACCTTCAGCATAACCAACTCCAGATATTCCTCCTTGCAATGCACCAACTTTAGCTCCTTCTGCTGCTCTGCTTAATAATCCAGAACCAGGCTTAGCAATTTTACCAGCAAGCAATGGATTGCTTAAAATTCTAGCACTTGCAGCAGCAGCACCTGTTCCGCTTGTTCCACCTGTAAAAGGCATTAATAACAATGATGCTACAGCTGGCGCAACTGAACCGACTATCTCTGCACCTAAAGCTGATTTAGGATTAGCTTTTTGAAATGCTTGTAAATCTTCTTTTGATTCTTTTAATCTTCTATCAAAAGATTGTGAAAAAGTTTCATCTGTAAACAAAGAACCTAAAGAACCTATAGCAGCACCAACTTCATCAGAAAGTCCAAAGGTTAAACCTTGTAAGGCTTGTGATTTTAAACCAGATAAATAGGGTATTGTAGGCTCTGCTTCTTCTTCAGTTACAACAAGCTCTTGTTTTTGCAGTCCTTGTTGAAGCTTTTTAATTTCTTCTAAGGTTGCCATTATTGTTTTCCTTTAGATTTTATAACTTTTTTAATAATGTCTAATTGTTTTTCTGAATATTGTGATAAATCTAATGTTGCTAATTCATTTAATGGTAAGGATTTTAATTTTATTTCTAGTAATTTATCTTCTATTGGGCTACCATAATTTTGTACTATTCTTGATGGTTTCATACCATACTCTTCAGCTAAATTTTTAAATTCTTCCATTACATAAGATTGATTATCTGATTGTGTTTGATATAAATTATTTGCTTGTGTTTTAAAATCTTCTCTCATAGACTCTGTAAGTCTTTCACCAGATTTATATCTTAAATATGCGGCTTTAACCCTTTCTCCAAAAGCACCAGATTGTGCTGCATTTTCATATTCAGACTCCCTTACTACTGAGCCAGGATCTAACATTTTCATATAATTAAATATTAAAGATAAATCACCAGCTGCTGTAGGCTCTACAGATAATATTCTTCCAAAAGCATTTCTTACATTTACAAATTCTTTTGACTCAGATCTATAATCATCTCGTAATTTATCCTCGTCACCAATATTGTAGGGTTCTTTTTCTTCTTCCTCTTTTTCTTTTGTAACATCTGGAAAAACTCTCTGTCCTTTCATTGGGCCTTCGGTGTATCTCCAATAACTATTAACATCTTGTTTCATGCCGTATGACATTTTATCTTTTTTAATATTTCTGTCTTGGTATGCAAGAAATCCTGCACCAGTTGGAATTTCTCCTTCTTCCAATGAATTCAAATAGTTTTTGTAATCTGTTGTCTGACTTTCAATTGATGGTTCTTTCTTGACACCAGGTAAAACTCTTTCACCAGTATCAGCATAATAATTATATCCATCAGCAGCTTTTATTATTTTTCTTTGCCCTGCTTTTTGTCCATATAAAGCATCATACTTTTGTTGCACGCCCATAGCTTTTATAAATGTTTTTTGTGATTCAGGAATATTGGAGCTATCAATGGCGGCATTTAATTCTTGGTTAAGTTTATCTTGCTCTGCTTTTTGCTGTTGTTGGGCTATCATTTGCTGTCTTTGCAAAACACCTTGAGAAGGATCTTGACCTCTTAAAACGTCTGATAAAGCAAGCATCATATTTCCAGCTCTTTGCCTTCTAACCATTGGGTCTACCTGCGGCACTTGTGGTGCCTGTGGTATATTCATAGAATTTATTTGATTGTTTGTTTTATTAATATCATCAAACAAACCTGTGTTAATAAATGGTTTATTATTTAAAATTGCCATATAAATTTCCTGGGTTTATTTATCAGGTAAAAAACCAAATGGGTTAAATCCACCAGTCCAAGCCGAACCAAGTAAGCCTGTTGCTCCACTAAGCATTCCACCCAATCCTGGTGATGATTGTGTTGTTTGTGTCTGACCA